AACACTAGCTGCTGGCGGGGGAACCTACCTGATGAATAGGTTAGTTCCATCTGCATCTCTGACAATACATGAAAAAATGTCTGCCTCACCTTTTAGCTTGGCTAAAAAGAAATCGCTAGAAGGAATCCAAAGAGAAGCCGCCCAGGAAGCAGTAGATTCTGCCAAAAAATTTAATACTTTTGTTACCCCAGCAGAAGCAACTAAAGACCAGTTAGCTTTTAACAGAGAGGCTGGAATTAGCTTGTTTGGCAAAAAAGGAAGACAGCTTTACAACAGCATAATTAAAAGAGAGGAGCAGCTTAAAGGCTCTATAAATGACATCGTAAATGGGTTAACGCCAGAAGGCAGAACCGCTGCAAACAACACAGCGGCACAATATGCTGATACTGCTTATAGAACCGAATTCCCCCTCATGCAAGAACTTGTTAATGATAACAAAATATTCAAACAAGCATATTTGGCAGTTTCGGAATCAAACGCTCGCCAGCAATTTATAAGACAAAGCGGCGGTAGAGTTAGTATTGAACCAAATACTGTTGGTGAATTGCATTTAATGCGTCTACATATTGATGACTTGATTAAGTCAGCCAAAGCTCAAAAGGCTCCAATAGCGGGTCTTAGTGAAGCCAGAAACCTTCTTTTGGGAATTGCTGATACTTTTGCCCCAGAGTATGCGCTTGCAAGAAATATCAGGCAAAGAACTATACTTCAAGACAAGTTATTTGATGCTTTGCAGAAGTCTAAAGATAAGGACATTAAGACCTCAAATTTCTACAAGGCTTTTTTGGAGTCAGCAGAAAAAAGAGACAACTTATTTAAAGAAATAGACAACATTATAGATAAGCCTGTTTCAGAGTCAGTAAGAAAAAATATTGAAGCAATAGCTCCTGTATTAAAGGCGGTCAATGATAGCCCTTTGAATAAGGCTTTGGGTATAAGAGAAATTCAGCTTAGAGCGGCTGGTGTAGGCGGTGTTAGAGGGGTAATACTAAATCTCTCAACAAACATTACTGACGGAATAATAGATAGATACGTTGTTGATTTTATAACTAGCCCCTCTTGGATTAAGGAGTTCACAAAAAGGGCTGCCAATAAAACCCAAGCAACGCAGAATAGAATAATGCTAGAGACTTTCTATAACTACATTGGAAGGGTTGCGCCTACTGTAGCCTCTTCTCTCCAATTTACTGGAGAAACAGCAAAGTTACTTGCTCAATAGTTTTGAGGCAGTGCGGCATCCTGGGTTTCCTCCACCCTCGCCTTTGGGTGCCGTACTGACCTCACCTTAATGTAGCTCCTTATCCATCATCTTTTTGTATCTCATAGAGATGAACATACTGAACAACTCATCTACTGTGTTATTCTCCTCCATGAAGTCTGAGTAATCCCTCACCATCATTGCCAGAGTCCCTATCGCCCTCTGCTCCGTCCCCCTCAGAAAGGGCAAGTTGTCGTTCACCCACTTCGCCAGTTCCTCCGGATCCATTGGGTCCACCACTACACTCTTGGTTTCCTGTTTCAAGCCAACACACTCCGCATAGTTTATAGTTCTGATTCAAGTTCTTTGTTCTTCTTTCGTAAGTCTTTAACCATATCTTCTAGGTCTGCCCTTAAATACTTCTTGGGCTTTCTGGAGCTAGTCAGCATATCATCACAGAAATCATCCCCATACATACTCCTCATGTACTTAGAATACCCTTCTCTAACGTGAGTCCTATGCCGCATACCGTACTGGTTACATCCAGCACATTGGGGATGGATGTTCTCCTCCATAATCTTAGTGGCCTGTTTACCCCTTTCTATCCAATGCCCACCCTGCATATCCTTCCAGTGATACCACTTATTACATGACACACACTCTATAAAGCCATTCTTATCAGCAGCTACAGCCGCCTTCAATCTAACGTGCTTCTGTAACAACTTAGCTACATCATCTATCAAGGCTCTAAGCGTTTTCTTATGCTTTACAATTCGCATATCACTCTCTTAAATATTCTAAGTTAGGCTCTATAACCTCGCTCTCTATGAGCAGGTCTATGTAGTGTTTAGCTTTCCTCAAGTCCTCAATACCATTCTTACTGTTCCACCTAGTAACATACTTAACCACGTTGGCTTCACAGTAACATAAATCGTTAGCCTGGATATACTCTATGGGTTGGATTTTAAGATCCTTATAATGATTCCCGCCTACTTGTATGTCTTTTGCTTTAACATCTCTACCCTTCCTGTCAGTAGAGCTTGGCTTGTTAAGATGCTTCTCTATCAGTTCCTCAATGACTGAACTCATGCTCTCCTTGTTAACAAAGCAGTAAGTCCTGAGGTCTTCATGCAAGTCTTCTCTCATTTTCATAGTGAACCTTGTGTGGCCCGCTGGTTTGTAATCGTCTTTTTCTTTCATAAGTAATCCTTGTTGTTTGAGCTAAATATATTCTATTTCACAAGACTCAGTGCATCCATTGGAAACATCTAGCTCTTCATCCTCAAAAAGCCCTTGCTGGTAAATTTCATCAAACTCTGCGCTCCATTCAATAAATGGTTTTTGGCTTGAAGCAATTATGTCTAATGCCGATCTGTGCTGGCGGTAAAATTTATTCGGCTGCCCGTCTTTAATTCCCGGCCCAGCCAAGCCATTTTTTATTTCCATATTAATAAAAGGGTCAAAATACTCTGGGTTGTGTTTTGCAATAGTAAAAAGTTTTCTATCTGATTTTTTATAGCATGTAACACAGTTGCCTAAATGCTCTGGTAGATCAAGATCGAAATCTTGCTTTGACCACCATTGCAATATATTCTCTTTCCTAACCCCCCATTTTACTAGCGGATAAATCACCCCAATTTTCATCGCAGCAGCATTCATACGGTCAATCTCATCTAAGCGTATGCCAACACACTGGTTGTAGTCGTATCTTTTATGCCCAAGAACTTCCCTTACATAAGATCGCATTGGCGCAACTTTTAGACGATCTGTGCATTTGGGCGCGGCAACATTGGGTATTCCTTCCTTTGCTGTAAAATCAAAAAACGGTTCGCCATTGCGGGACGCCGTATCATAATTAACAACTTTGTGTCGAATTCCTTTCCCCCGCTCTGGGTTGACAACTGCCTCAAGCCAAACAGTATTAAAAGCAAACTGCTCATCACATTCTTTTACAAACTCAAGAGTCTTCTCATGCTCAAGACCAGTGTTAGCGAACAGAACATTTATCTCGTCATAGTTTTCTCGCCATTCCTGAAGTATTCTATGCGTCATGTATGCGCTGGTTCTGCCGCCACTAAAACTAACTATTAAACGATTCATAAGTAATCTAGGTTATCAGTAACCTCTCCGTTCCTCTTCTTCTGTTGGTGTTCCGTAGCCCTCTTCATGGCTAGTATCTTGTTGGACTCATCATAGGCATTCCAATTAATCACATCTTTGTAATACCTACCACAACCTACACACCAGATACTCCCAACGGTAGAGGTGGAACATATACCTCTACAGGGATTCCTAACCTTAGCTACACCTTCAACAAAGGGCATACGGTTGGAAAGTGTTTGTTTACACATATCTCTACTGGCCTCCCATATCTTTCTGCCAGCTTTTCACAGTAAGTGCGAGAAGGGTTGATGTCATCTTTCTTGTGATAGATGCACTGTTGGCAGTTTTCAATAATGCTAAGTTCGCTCAGTTGTCTCATGGTGTTACCGTTACTCTACTAATCTCGCCTTTACTTTTGTCATAAGTGATTGCTAATGCGCCCCTTTGGGAGTGTTCAAATCCCCTGGCTCCATAGGCATCTCTAGCATTTAATGTAGGATGTCTCTCTATCACCGCACCGGATACCTCTACTACTTCTTTGGTATGGTAGTGTCCTGTACTAATGTATATGTATTCAGTGTTCGCCATCTGACTACGGAACCTTGGCTCAGAGAAGAACTTGCCAGCCAATCCTCTAATCTTAGTCAGGTGTCCATGATGCCATCCTAAAAAGACATTACCCCAGGTAAATGAGTAGTATGGAAACACACTATCATCCACGGTGACTCTCTTGTTCTTTTTAAATGCCATCTTCATTATGGCCTGTAACCAAACAGATCCAGTTAAATCATGATTACCCTCGCACATTACTACATGAACTTGATTATGCTTGTGTAATAGCATTTCTACCGCCCGTACACAGGTTTCTACGGCGACTTGGACTAGCTTAGGGTATCTACCGTCTGAATCAAGAACGTGCTTGTTTAGTGGGGTTACGGAGGTCAGACCGTCCCAGTGGAGGAAGTCTCCCATCTGAACGAATACTGCTTGTTCGGAGTCTGGGGTTCCGTTAATCATATCCCCGAATGCTTTGTATAAAGTGTCCTCTGCAATCTTAATATCCCAGTCAGCACCAGTCTCTTCATGCCAGGAGTATGCGCCTATGTGATAGTCAGTGATTGTATACACTGAGCATAAGTCCTTATCAGCTTTCTTAGGAGCTTTGATTACGGGCCAAGGTTTTATATTCTGAGTAAGGTTTTCGCATAGCTCCCTCATTATTTCTTCTTGTCTTTCTTTATCTATCTCAGTCTTGACCCACTGGATTTTAGTATTCCCATCAGAATCAAGTAGTGTTGATTTTCCCTTTACTTTATATCCGTCCGGCACATGGTTGTCTGACTTCTGCCAGCCTTTCTTGGCTGCGTTTTTTTCGACAATTCTCTTAGAGAACCTGATGCTCTGTTCACTACATCCAAGCTCCTTAGCGGCAGCAGCAGAGGTTCCAAACTCTATCCAGGCAGTAAGGTATTCTCGTTGCTTCTCTGTATCGCAATACTCTAATAGTTGCGGGTCTGGAGCAGCCCTGACAGATACGTTATCCCATTTATCGCCCATAGTTATTCCTTAACCTGCTTAAGTGTGTCAAAGTAAAGGTCATTCATTAGGCAGTCTCTTGCTTTCAATGACCTCATTCTTAAATCATTTGCGGTATCAACACTTTTTCCTATCAATGTGTCTTCATAAAATGCAAACCTTCTTGATAGAAGCTCAATGCTAAATTCCTTAGACATTACGGAGAATCCACTATTTGTTATGTCTCTTATGTCTTCCTTTTGATTAGAAGCCAAAAGGTATGGTTTGTTCTTTTCTATGTATGATATTTCTTTATCAGTAAACGCTCTCCTGGTCTCGTTAAGAAGTTTTATCTCATCCTGTGTTAGCTCTTGAGATAACTCGTCTTCTACTTTTTCTTTATTAACTATTTTGAGCTTTGGTATTCTCAAGGTACTCCCCCTTTGCCTCTAAGATTAATCCATCTTTGGCACAGAAGTTTTGCATCCAGTCCAGAAAGAATGTCATCTCCCCTACTGTCCAGTTAGCAGAACTTGTAACCTCTGCCTTCTCACCTCCCTCTGGGTTCTTGATAAACCTAAGAAGAAACTTCTCCTTAGTGTCGCTATAACATTTAGTTTTAAGCCACCGATTCATGCCTTCGTACATGGCCTCATCAACGTCTTCTGTCTTCCAGTTATGCTTTGCAGCCTCTCTTATCCAAATCGCTTTGAGAGCTTTCTGAGACAGGGAGGAGAGGGTGAAGTCCTCCACCTTCATCCCCCCGTCAGAGTAGGCTATGTTAGCAAAACCAGTCTTCTTGATTAGCTTGTCAATGTCCTTAAAGATTTTCTTCAAATCTGAAACATCATTAGCTACCGCAGATACTGGCATACATCCTCCGGTTTATAGCCCATTGCATCACAAACAGTAAAGAACGTGGAACACTTCATATCCTTCCTATTCAGCATAGCATTGTAGTTAGATGAAGCCATCCCAATGTCTTTAGCAATTTTGTATTGTGAGACTCCAGAAGATTCATGGAGTCTCCTTAACACATTCCCAAAATGATCTACCACGGAACATCCTCAAAGGTTGCGGTGGGTTCAGGAGCTTTAGCCTTCGCCTGTTTTTTCTCAAAAGAGAAGCTAAGCACTGGCCTTTTAGGATTGCCTGAAGTGTCGTTCTTCCAGGCACTCACTAGATAGTCAGTCCCATCTATGTTGCATTCACCTTTCAGTGCTGGTGCTTTAGGGTTATCAGTTTCGTTCTTCCAAACCGCACCCCTGTTAGTGTTATCGTATTCCATTATTCCTCCGAATATTTATTAACTAGTCTTTCAATTTCATCCACTACCTTTCTTAGAGTTTCATCAAGACAAGATATAAAGTCCTCATCTCTGTCCACTCTAACTATCAGGGGCTTCATGTCTGGATGGTATGCCATGAAGTCCCACCACTTCCTACCAGTGATATACATACAGCCTTGTACCTGCTGAAAGTATTTACTGGGCAACCTGCCACCTCTTAAATAAGATACCATAGTACCTCCCAAGGGTGACTTGATCTCTAAACCCCCATCGTCACCAATCAAACCATCTGGGCTTGCGCCAGCTTGATAATCATCGTGAAGACAAAAGCCTACTTCCTGAACCTGGTTCCCAGTCTCTAGTATGTATCTATCTCTAGCGTAGGGTTCCAGCTCAGTGCCACGTTGCATGGCGTCAGTTACCTTTACATAGGTGGATTCACCCGTAATGGCCTCTGCTACTAGCGCATCAACATAAGCCTTAGCTTGGGTTGACGCTGTTCCTTTTATTGTAAGGATCTTGGAGAAGTTAGAGGCAGACGGTACTCCCAGTCTAGCCTTTAACCACTCCTCACTACCTTGCTCGCAGTCTATTAGTCTCATCGCCCCATTGCCCTCTCGCCATCGTCATCATCATAGGCTCTCAATCCACATATTGATTGAAGACCATACCGTCTGGCGTAGGTAATCGCAGCAGCACCTTCCTGGGGTTTGGGGCTGGCTATGGGTAGAGTGTAGGACTCTTGTATCCACTCACCCGAATCATGCATTAGGATAGTTGTAACGCCCACTCCCCTCTCCGTAGACACAGGGTGCTGTGAAAAAGAAAGGAAGTTTTTACCCAAGATTGGCGTAACACAATCAATTATTGACTCAATGTTTGCATACTTTGACTTAAAGTATGGGTTGGATTGGTCTTTCTTAACAGCTTCCATCTCACTCTGAGCCTTTCTAAATGCTGGCGCAAAGTGTTTTAGTGATTCGCTAGTTTTCATATCTCCTCCTAAATGGGTCTGGTAATACTCTCTCTGGCCCCTCGTGAATCTTGGGAACCTTGAATCTATTTCTAACGGGGTTGTCCACCACTGGCCTACCCCTTGGGGTCTTTAACTTCACCCCGTTGTTAAACAATACAGTCCTGACACTATTTGGGCTTAACCCTAACTCATCAGCTATGTCAGTACCCTTCATGCCTTTCTTTGCCATAGATATAATCTTTGGGTACAAATCTCTGTGGCCTCTCTTAGCCATACCTACCTTCCTCACTCATTGGTCGCTCTCCTATACTGGGGTTCTCACTAAGTGTGAGTTTTTCAGTTTTTCTTTTAGCCTCTCGTTCTCCTGCTGGAGTGATTCGATGTCAGGCTCAGGCTGTAGGGCGGCAAGCCTCGCAAACTTCTCACGGCAGAACGAGCATACGCCGTCTTGCTGTTGCTGTAGGGCTGCGACGTAATCGGCCAAATAATTAAAACGCCTGACTAGTTCGTACCAGTCCGTGCAGTTTTTTAGCGGCCCTGCTTCACACTCAAAAGAGTAATGAGTCTCAAGTCGATCAATGAAAGCCCGCCCATTCTCAATAGCACCAGTAGGGAAATCACTCTGCGCTGGCTGCTCTATTGACTTAACAACTGCTTCTCTGGTTTCTTGGGTTGCTTGTCCAGCGTAGGCAATTTCCTTTTCTGTATCACTCATTGGTCGCTCTCCCGCTTCTCGCAGACTTTTCTAAAACAATCAACGCAGACCAACCTTTCATTGGCCCTCTTACTGATATAGCAGAGGTGATAACAAAGCTCACCGCATTTTGTGCAGGGTGATTTCTGGAATCTTCTATCACTCATGGTCGCTCCCCAGCAATTCAGGGTTCTCGTAAATGTTGCCGATTACCTTGCGCCAATCCATGTCTGAGGATGACCCGCCACCCCAGCACCAAGCCCCATTCTGTTCATCCCAAGTAACAACGTGGATATTGTCATCGCCGCCCCATTCTTCCCGGTCAAATTCAATCAGATCAAATTCATATATCTCGTTCCTATTGAAGTCGCGAAATCCAGTAAAGAAAACAACTATCCAGTCCTTATGCTCAGTGAACTTCGCCAACTCCTGCGGGGTCATTGAGGTATCACTACTACTGATAATAGAGCGAACGATAATGAAAAATGATGCCAATAAAAACCCCGCCCATTGCATCGCGCCACTTTCCAGAACTACACCTACACCAATAATAAGAATCGTTATTAGCGCAGTATAGGTGTCGCTTAATACGCTATCTCTGAGAGATTCACGCAAAACTTTTATTTTTTCATCACTCATGGTCGCTCTCCTGTAGCAACATCTCAGTTGCTTTGCTGTCTGAACTGGTTAAAAGGTTGTAGAAGCATCTTATTCGTTGCCTTCATGTTAATAGGTGGGGCTGCTACGGATGAGCCTCTGCTGGCCTACCGCAGACAATTAAGCAGCGCACCCCATAAACTTATTTACAATCCGCCTCACTCATCGCTCTACCCGCGCCTCAACAGCCTCAACAGCCTCCGTCATCCTCTGCTCCTCGGCGTATTCTTTGGCGTACTCATCCTGCCACTTTTCAAGAAGACCCTCGCACGACATATTATCTAACTCATAAGATAGGTAAGAATGCATACCTTTCTTAATCATGGCGAAGTATCTTATGCCAGCCATCCAGTCGCCATGTACTGCTTTAGTTAGCAATATCTGAGCTTCCTCGCTGCTCTTGATGTGATGATTCATTACCTCATCTAAAAAGTTCTCGTCATCCTGGCTGAGTATAATTAGTTCTTCCTCAACATCTTTGTTCTTGATGTTTGCGTATCCGCATGAATCAATGACGTAATCACTGATGTTTGTTTGAATGTAATATTCTAATCTGGTCATGGTGTTTCCTCCTGTGGAATGTGAATTATTATCGGTAATACTATTATTGTCAACAATTAAAACTCAATTTGTTGAATTATTTTCTCTTCAGTGTTTTCTTCTTCATTATCAAATACTTGGTCTATCTTGTAGTCCATTGACCTGCCTTCTCTGGATACAAATTGCAGAGATTGATGATGATACAGGCCCACTTTA